TCCGAAATATTTATGAATAAAATAAAAATCAATAACTAAAAAAACAATGGCAACATCAAACAAAGTATTCGTTTCTCCAGGTGTTTATACATCGGAGAGAGATTTAAGTTTCGTAGCCCAAAGTGTTGGTGTAACAACATTAGGTATTGTAGGTGAAACATTAACAGGACCTGCATTTGAACCTATCTTCATCACAAACTATGATGAATTCACTACATACTTCGGAGGTACGTTACCACAAAAATTTGTAAACACTCAGATTCCAAAGTACGAGGCAGCTTACATTGCAAAGGCTTACTTACAACAATCTAACCAATTGTTTGTTACAAGAGTTTTAGGTTTATCGGGTTATGATGCGGGACCATCATGGTCAATCACAACTCAAGCTAATTTAAACCCAACTACATTATCATCAACGACACAAGCTAACTGGTCTGTTTCATTCACAGGAACTTCAGGTGATTCTTCATCTATTGTTATTACAACATCGTTCCCATCACCATTGAGTACCTATGTTAATGATACTATTACATTATACAATGGTAGTACAACAACAATGGAAGACCAAATCAAGGAGATGATTTATGATATAATCCAAGATAATACATTATCGGCAACCACTCAGGGTATTTGGGGTGTTATTAAAGATGCCACTTATAATACATTCATTGGTAACGGTTTCACTAACGTTAATCAGTATTTAGATACTGATGGTAATATTGAATCTACTGCGGTTTACACCGCAGATACTATGGATGTATGGTATTACGGAGCATTTGAACCAACATCAGGTGATAACTATCAAGGTATTTCATTTAACGCTGTTATGGGTTCTGACTTTATTGAAGGTCCTGCAACAGAATTCACAGGTACTTTTTCGGGTACTGTCTTAAACTGGGTTGGTACCGCTTACACGGAGTATAATGATGTTGTTGTAGCTACTCTCCGTTCACGTGGTCTTAATTCAAATACTGACGGTGGACCTGTTTATACTGTAACTGGTATGACTGACGTTATTATGGATTGCTCAGGAACATATGCTAATGTTCAGAAAAACCCATTTGCACCATTTGGAATTTCAGGTGTAACTTCTGCGGGTGATAACTTCTCATTCCAAACATCATTCACAGTAAGTGATACAAATTATCTTCCAAAAGTATTTGGTATGAGTAACTTCGCTAAACCAAGTTCTGAAGTACCTTTGTTCTTAGAAGAAGGTTTATACTCATTATTGACATGGGCATATAGAAAAGGTTACATCAGAGGATTGAATTGTGACTTGATTTCTTTACCATCGGCAAGAAATGATGCGGGTACTAACACGTCTATAGGTTGGTATTTGGAGCAATATCAAACACCATCTACACCTTATGTGGTGTCTGAACTACGTGGTACAACTGTTGAAAGATTATTTAAGTTTATCTTAATTTCTGACGGTAACGCGGCCAACCAATTGGTTAAGATTTCTTTGGCTAACATGTCATTTGGTAGTAATACATTTGATATTATTGTAAGAGATTTCTACGATACAGACGCAAATCCAGTTGTTCTTGAAAAGTTTACTAACTGTACTATGGACCCATCTGAAAATGGTTACGTAGCTAAAAAAGTAGGTACAGCTAATGGTGAATTTGAATTGAAGTCTAAATTCATTATGATGGAAATGGACGAAGATGCTCCGATAGATGCACTTCCTTGTGGATTTGAAGGTTATAACTATAGAGAATACTCAGGTGCTAAATCACCATTCCCTGTATATAAGACTGAATACTACATTCCTGGTCAGGTTATCTACAACCCACCATTCGGTAGTCCAATCTTAGCTGCTGGTGACCAAGTTAGAAGAACATATTTGGGTATTTCAAATACTGTTGGTATTGATTTCGATTATTACCAATATAAGGGTAAACAAAACCCAACTGATTTAGCAACAGCTACAACTTCAGACCCTTGGAACTACAAGTCTCAAGGTTTCCACATGGACTCAGGAGCGACTGTTGTATTGATTTCAGGTGGTTATGTAACTGATGGTGAGGCGGCTTTCCAATGTGGTGACGCATCATTCCAAACAGACCCAACATCACAATCTAACCCATACTACAGAACATACGCTAGAAAGTTCACATTATTGGCTCAAGGTGGTTTTGACGGATGGGATGTATACAGACAGTGGAGAACTAACCAAGATACATTTAGATTAGGTGGTTCAGGATATTTGGCAGGAGCTGCTCCTTCAATATCTTACCCAACAGCAACAGGATGGGGTCAGTTCAAACAAATCACAGTAGGTGATGACTCAGTAAACTGGGCAAACTCTGATTACTACGCATACTTGTTAGGACAAGATACATTCTCTAACCCTGAAGCAGTAAACATTAACGTGTTTGTAACACCGGGTATCGATTATGTAAACAACTCTAACTTAGTTGAAGCGGCAATCGATATGGTTGAAACAGAAAGAGCTGACTCAATCTACGTTTGTACAACTCCTGACTATAACATGTATGTTTCAAATACGGCTAACTTCCAAGGTGACTTCATCTACCCACAAGAGGCGGTTGATAACTTAGAAGAAAGTGGTATTGATTCAAACTATACTGCAACTTACTACCCATGGATTTTGGTTAGAGATAGTGTAAACAACACACAAATCTACATCCCACCAACATCTGAAGTTGTAAGAAACATTGCGTTAACAGATAACATCGCATTCCCATGGTTCGCAACTGCGGGTTACACAAGAGGTATTGTTAACTCAGTTAAAGCTCGTAAGAAGTTGACACAAGAAGATAGAGATACTCTATATGAAGGTAGACTTAACCCAATCGCAACATTCTCTGATGTTGGTACAGTAATTTGGGGTAACAAAACACTTCAAGTTAGAGAATCTGCACTTGACAGAATCAACGTAAGAAGATTGTTGTTACAAGCTCGTAAGTTGATTTCAGCAGTAGCTATCAGATTGTTGTTCGAACAAAATGATGAACAGGTAAGACAAGACTTCTTAGACGCGGTTAACCCAATCTTAGACTCAATCAGAAGAGATAGAGGTTTGATTGACTTCCGTGTAACAGTAAGTTCTTCACCTGAAGACATGGACGCTAACCAATTAGTTGGTAAGATTTACTTGAAACCAACAAGAGCGTTAGAATACATCGATATCGAATTCTTGATTACACCAACAGGTGCATCATTCGAAGATATCTAATAAGTAATATTTAATAAATAAGGGGGGAGTAATTTCCCCCCTTTTAGCCTTTAAAAACAAAAAATATGGAGTTCAAAAAATCAGCATTAAGAGAATCTTTAGAGTTAAAGTCAAATAACGTAGAGACTTTTTCAAAAAAACCACAGAACATAGTTATGACTGAAGCTCAATTAGAGAGATTAATATCTAAAATCTCAAAGGAAAAAAATGATTAAAAGAATCGTTAAAGAGTTTTATGAAGAAAAACTTTTAAGGGAAGGTTTTGATGAAGGGGGTAATCCCGATTTAAAATATTATGCCTTTGATTGGGATGATAATATTTGTGTAATGCCAACACACATTATATTGTTAACAGACCAAGATGACGAAATTGGTATGTCTACAGAAGATTTTGCCGAATATAGAATGGAAATTGGAAAAGAACCATTCGAATATAAAGGAAAGATGATTGTGGGTTATGCTGAAAACCCATATAGAAATTTTGGTATTATGGGGGATTCACAATTTATTGTGGACTCTATGATTGCTGAAACGGGTCCAGCTTGGAATGACTTCGTGGAGTGTATCAACGGTGGTTCCATCTTCGCTATTATTACTGCGAGGGGACATAACCCTAATACATTAAAAGAAGCGTGTTACAATTATATTGTCACCAACCATAAAGGTATCTCACAAAAAGAGTGTGTTGACAATTTAAATCGTTTTAGAGATTTATCTGATGAAGTGGGTGATTCACAATCGGATATTATTATGGCTTATTTAGATATGTGTAAATTTTATCCTGTAACTTTTGGGGAGGGTAGTGCGTCCAATCCTGAGGTGGGTAAGATTAAAGCATTAAGAGAATTTATTTCTTATGTTAAGGAAATGAGTCAGAGACTGGGTAAAAAGGCGTTTTTCAAAAATGATGTGAGAAACAATTTTGTACCCCAAATTGGATTTTCTGATGATGACCCTAGGAATATTGAGAAAATTAAAGATTTCCTAGACCAGGAAAAACCAGATATACCAGTAAAGACTTATTTAACTAAAGGAGGAGAAAAGAAAGAAGTATAAATTATTTATTTAAGTTCTAGTTCTGGATGTATAATCACATTTTTAAAAAATAAGTAAATAGAGAAATTTTTAAACAACGCACTATTTATAAGAAAAATAAACGAAACTAAAAAAACAAAAATACAATGGCTGATTTATTAATGAAAATGCCTATTCCTTACGAGCCAAAACGTAAGAATAGATTTATCCTAACTTTCGATTCATCGTTAGGAATTAACTCTTGGTACGTAGAGTCAACATCACGTCCACAAGTAAGTATTAACCCTGTGGAGATTCCATTCTTGAACACTTCTACATACGTAGCGGGTCGTTTCACTTGGAATACCATTAACGTTACCTTCCGTGACCCAATCGGTCCATCAGCGTCACAAGCACTTATGGAGTGGGTACGTTTACATGCTGAGTCGGTAACAGGTCGTATGGGTTATGCTGCGGGTTATAAGAAAAATATTAACCTTGAAATGTTGGACCCAACAGGTGTCGCAGTAGAAAAGTGGATTTTACAAGGAACTTTCCTAACTGACGTTAACTTTGATTCATTAGGTTATTCAGATGACGGTATCGCAACAATTACAGCGACACTTCGTCCTGACAGATGTATATTGGTTTACTAATATACTATTTACGAAAATTTTAGTTTCTTTATATTTAACCATAGGGACCACCCTATGGTTTTTTTTTGAATTATGGATAATGTAACAC